GTATATGGTAATATACCCCAAGAATATTGCTCAGTAGCACCGCCACCTGCAATTCCTACTCCGAACATACTAGATGTCTCTAAATCCATCTTATGCTCTTTGATTTTTTCTTTCCAAACACGTAACAGTTCGTTTGGTCGTCCACGATACTTAGTGGCTTGAGTCGTACCAGAGAAGATAGGAATACTCGTTTTGAAAATTTGAGTATACGCTTCTCTATCATACAATTCGTCTTTCCAGCCTGTTGGAGCGCCAGTAGCCTCAGCAAAAGCAGAGCCAATTATCTGTCCTAATGCACCATCAGCGAAAGAAGTTGTAGCACTAAATAAGGCTTTCAGCGTCAAATCTAATACTCCTTCTCCAGAAGTTACTGTTTCAACAACAGTAGCCTGGAATCGCCTTGCTACACCAGAAACATCCTGAATAGCTACAACTTGACCAGCTATGAAGAACTCAGGTACCATTTCAGTAGTACCAGTTGTTCTACCAAAGCGGTCATAGTAACATCCAACTTCGATAACATCAGTACTAGTATCACCATCAATGAGAGTTGTTCCAGATACATATGTAGCGGAATCACACGCCTCAGATAGATGAAAATTACGTCTTTGCCACTGGTGTCTCTGTTCCAAAAGTTTGAAAATAGATTCATCAGTATAAACTTTTCTATGCTTACTCAAATATGTGAAAAATATTGATTGCATAGGTTCAATCTCAGCAACTCTATCACCGAGCCCGAAAGTCCGCCTGGTATGGTCGAGACTTGTTGCGGATGCGGAAGTTAGAGTACTAAGACCTGCATACATTTTTGTAGACATTTTTTAATCTCCTTTTATTAGCCAAGTAAAGGATTTTCGTCTTTCTCCATTTGTACCATTTTATCTATGGCTACATCAATTTCAGACTTCTGTCCTTGACTTCTGTCTGAAGGAAATGTTCCCATAGGATTAGGCACATTCTGAGTGCGTTCTATTTGCTGAAATTCCTCGCTTGGCATATTATTTTTTTGTGTGCCAATTGGAGCTGCATTTGCACCAGTTACTATAGGGATGCCATTATTAAAGGCATACACCTTCCAAAGATTATCAATGGAAACTGATTCCTTTTTAGACATCTCTCCAACAAATCCACGAATTTGTTCATCAGTTGCTTGATAGCCACGCTTTAAAGTATCAACTACTCGCCCCAACTTACGTTGATTAGCATTGTAGGCTTGCTTTTGACGTGTTCCCCTATCTCTCTCTTCTTTCTCTGCTCTCATAGTGTTTTCTCGTTGAAGGTCACTATATTGCAGACGAAGTGAGTTGTACTCTGTTATATCTCCTCTCCACGAATCCATATCATCCAAATACCTTGAAGATTCAGAATTGTCGTCTGCTAATGCATCTGACCTACTGAAGTTGTTTGGTTTTTTTGGACGAGGGGGTGGGTCTGGAAATACTATTTCCTGTGCAGGCTGATTTGATTGCTCATTACCAACGAATTGTCCAGTAGCTGGATTTCGTTCTGGTAGAGCTCGTGATTCTGGCTGTCCACCACTGGGTGCGGGGTTGCTCAATCGGGCTTCGAGTTCTCGAATTTTGTTTTCCTTTCTATCTGCAACGGACTGCCAATACTTAAAACTCTGGTCATCGAGTTCTTTTTGTTTATCTGAAGATTCTGGCTTGACAGGGGCTTCTGGTTTTTCTGGTTCAGGTTTAGTCTCTTCGTCAAAGACACCAAACAGATTGTCAGTACCAAATAAGCTATCCATCGCCTCATCTTCTTGCGTCTTTACTTCTGGAACTACTTCTGGATTAGTTTGAGGTTCATCGTTAGTATCCTCTCTAACTCCATCAATATTTTCTAAATTCATCTTGTTCTCCTTTAGGACTCCTTATTAGGGTTATCCTTTATCCTACGCTTATTGTCTTTTTCAAACTCTCTTTGAGAGCTTTTCAGACCTTCTTCGTATATGACCTTAGCTGCTTTGGTTTCGGTCTCAACACCATGGAGACTGGCTTTAAACTTAGTTAATTCAGTCTCACGTTTGGCGTGCATAACCTCTCTCTCAGCGGTTTGTAAGTCACCTGATTGCTTCTTAACAGTTTTATTAAGTTGTCCAATCTGACCTTTAAGTTGTTCAACAATATCCGTTCTTTGTAGGATACCTTCCTTATCATAAATGTCAGTCTTCTTCAAAACTTCCTGTCTATCTATAATACCAGCAGAATACATCTCTTTATGTAGTTCAAGTTCGGCATACCTATTGCGTGGCAATGTAGACCCAACAAGAACCTTTATATCGTAATGTCCCTGACTAATATCATTGATTGTTTCAATTTCTTTTGTTTTATCATTCAATAAACGCTTATTTATAGCATATTCTGTAACATCGTTATTAGGTTGAATAATTCTAAACGTTTTTTCTTTTGTATATAATTGCTGGATAAACGGAATCATTACATTACCCATTCTTGTTAGACTACCTTCAATATCTGCAAGCTTGCTTCTAATCTTACGTTGACCAAATTCATCAAGACTAATAGTCGCTTTATATGTATTAGGAGCAGCACTTGTATCACCCTGCATCATATCGTATATACCAAACTGTTGTTTGATATCATTCTTTGCTACTTGCTCGTTATGATATAGTTCATTTGGTAGTGGGACAGGAGGAACTGGCTTTGGTTCACCGAAGTCATAATCAACTTCAATTCCAACTCCAGGTCTTGCCCAATTACGTTCAAATGTCTCTATATCAACACTACCTTTAGGCAGTAAAACTTTCACATTAGTTGATGTAGCTGCATGAGCTATGATTAATGAGCGAACTTTATTCACATATTCCTGTGAGGGTCTTGCCATTCTTACATCAGAGGTGGGGAATGGAGTTCCAGTATGAAGGTTCGGGAAGGCAACTATAGGATAGCAATGTAAATCAGAAGGAAGTTCCCTTACATAAAGTAACTCATCCCCCATAATAGATGTTACACGAATATTTTTAGTTCTTACAGCAACAGTTCTAATCATACCAAGACGAATTAACTCTTGATGTGTTACGGGTTTAACTTGTGGTTGTTTCCCAGTTTGCTGCATAATTTGCTGCATTGTCATTTGAACCTTTTTTCTATCGGTAAGTATCATCTGACCATTAATAATCCAAGCTGGTTTCTTGAGATACTCCATAAAAGCTTCTTCAGACAAAATGCTTTCGTGCTTTGAAAATGCTTCAAATATTCTAAATTTATTAGTAAGCACCATTTGATAACGTTCAATACAACGAAGGTATTCTTCATCCATGTTATCAATAATACCAGGGGTTTCTGGGAAAGATAGGGCATCAGTCGCCACAGAATCTGTTATTGGACGTTCAGTTTGTCCATCAGCACTCATTTTATTAAAAACATCTTCATATAAGGGTTTGTATTTAATAGCCTGAGCTCTTGTATACAATCTTGAAATCAGTATGTTTTCAGCATCATCGAATAACCGATGTCTACTATTAGGGTCAACGTAAACCTCAAGCGGGTCTAACGTCATCCATTTAACTTCACCTTTACCATTATCAGCTAGTGGGTCTTGATAGACAAGTCCATAGCCAAGTCCACCAACATAATAATTATCAACAATATTTCTGAAAGCAGTATTACCTTCAGATATATCCCAGATATATTCAAATAAGCCATTGAACATCTTAGCAACTTTAGTATCACTATCTTCTCTTCCAGAAGCTCTAACTCCAGGCTTTCTGCTTGTAAGCAGTGCTTTAGCCGTCTCTACTGCTGGATGTATACAATTTACAACAATCGGTGCCTGACCACGAAGCTCTAGCTCATCAGCTGCTTTTTGTGTCCATTGATTGCCAAGTCTAAACTCACTATCCTCTTGAAATTGTATTGCCCAAGCCTGTCTTGCTGGATTATCGTTATAATTTGTAAATAAGTCTTGGGTTTCTTGTACAATTTTTGGGGAGGTTTCTGCATTAATTATTAACATTAGCTTCCTCTATTATATAAAATAGCATAAAAGTCCTAGAAAGCAAATTATATTATACATGCCAGTCATATTTTTTAATTCCCTGTTTTTTAGTATTACCTTGGTTAATTTCTTTTCTTCTACATGGAAATGCTCCCTGTAATGCAGTCCATACAGCGTCCATACAATCATCGTGTTTGCCTCTAGGATATGACAAAAACTCTTTTTGCATCTCTATATCCTGTGGTCTAAAGAAAAATTTGCCTCTTGCCATCATTGGCACCAGACTTAACAACCTCTCACTCTTCGCCTGACGTGGTTTAACACCTCTTTCAAGTCCACCAATATGTAACCCCTCTTCTATCATTAGTGCTTTCACAGCTGAACGTAGTGCTTCCTGATATGCAACTGTTTCAATCTTCATCTTCTTAGGTCTAAACTGTTTATATTTATCAATAAGTAGTCGTGGCTGTTTTGATGGTTCTATCTTCTTACGAAACAAATCTGCAACATAGACATTAAAGTCAACATCTATCGCAAGCGTTACTATCACAAAGAAGTCAGCATGTTGTGACAGAGATGATGCTGGGTCAATACCCTGAAATAAATCAACTGGTATTTTTCTAATCTCTTCTTCAGTTCTACCAGTAGTATCAGATTCTAAATACCACTCCATATCTTCATCTTTCTTTAGATGATATGGATGAAGATGAACAAAGTCTGGCTTAAAGGGTGCATTCTCAGGCGATTGAGCCTGATTCATATACTCTTGGAAAAATCCATTTAAATTACCAACGCCTGAAAAACCTTCCTTTATTTCTTCAATACGAGACATTGGAAACTTATCCTTCCAAATACTCGTACCATCCTCTTTAATAATACTAAACCATAATACTTGCCAGACTTTACTATCCTTAGC